TTTGGTTTAAAGATAACAGCACCGCTTGGTCTTGCTCCATTTTGTAATAAATTTACATTGTGTTTGTTTGCTAAGTTATGTTGGTCAATATCTGTAGCCGCAGATTGAATAGGCGATAAACCATAATAATCGTCCATTGGATTAAATAATTTAATATGTTTTACTTTTGATTTACCTGTAGCTTGGTCTACATCATAGCTTTCTATAACTTGTCCACCTACTAAATAATTATATGCTTCTGGTATTGCTCTTGATGAACCTTTAATTCTTATTCTGTCTGGTCTAAGTGTATAAAGTTCTATTGGTGGTGTATTCTCAGCACCACTTTCTAGAATATAACTATTACCTGATATTAATAAATATGAATATAAACTTGTAAAAAATTCTACTTGTCCTTGCACTGGATTTGGATTGTATAATAAATCCAATAAAGGGTGTTCTTCTACTATCTGATCACCTCTATAAAGTTCTATAGCTACTCTACTTGCGTTGTTAGAAATTAAATCAATACATTTTTTTACAATAGCATTTTCTGAATAACCCTCTGTAGCTAATTGGTCGTATCTAGTTTTTTGTTGGTAATCTACACCTAAACTATTATAATAAACAACTGGTGCTTCCTTAACTTCTTTTTTAACCTCTTGTGGTTTTACAAAAATATTTTTTATATTATCAAAAATAGCCATTAACTTATTCTCCAATATGCTTGTCCTGTGCTAGTAGATAAATCTGTCAAAGCCCATACTAAAGCATCTAATCTGTCAGGAGAACCACTAAAACTGACAGGATTATAATTACACATTTGATCTTCCAAAAAAGGAAGCGGTTTCTCATGTTTAACTCTTTTTTGTTCATATAAAGCACTCACTGGTTCTGCTCGTAAATATTTACCTTTGGTTGCTCTTACACTTCTATACGAAACATTCATATCTATTGTTCTTACAACTTTTTCTACTAAATCGCCACCATTATTTACTTCGGCTATTATTTTATCAGCTTCATACTTGTAATAATTTTCAACAGCTACTCTTGCCCATGCATCTGGAGAATAACGACCTGATAAATCTTCTCTTATATAAAATTTATTATCTTCGCCTCTAGAAGCTACAACAATACCAGTTTCGTTTGATTGTTTAGATTGTGTTACTGCTGGGTCAATAGCTATTACTGTTCTTGGATATTCGTTAGGTTTTTCGCCATCTTTTAGTAATGCTTCTTGTATCATTTTTCTATTCCATAATGCACCCTCAACATCTTCTAATACTTCTGCATATAGTTCTTGTCTACCTAATCTAGTACCCTCATATTTTTCTTTTAGCTTTGCTATTGCTGAGTCAGCTAAGTTTTTAACATTATCAAATGTACTACCTCTAGTAATATGTATATCTTTTGCATTTAATAAACCTTTTAATAAATCTGTTGGTTTTGGTGTGGTTGTAATAATACATTGTGGTTTATCACCTAAACGCAAACCAAATAATAATTGGTCATAAGTTTCAGGGTCTCTCCAACTACCAAGTTCATCACACCAAGCCCTATGAAATTGTGGTCCTCTAAGTCTATCTGGTTGTTCAGCAGAGAAAGTTTTATAAATTGTGCCATTTTTTAATTTAAGTTCACCAATAGACCTATTCCAGTTGTCAATTAAATCAGGATCAATACAAGATAATAACCCTGATACACCCTCTACGCAGGTATCTCTAGCATCTCCAAATGTTGGCGTAACTATGGCAATTCTTGTATTTGGCTTGGTTAGTCCATAAAACGCAATATCTTGTGCGCCAGTTCTAGTTTTACCCCACCCTCTTCCAGCTAATACTAACCAAGTGTTCCAATTACCTTTCGGTGTTCTCTGGTTCTCTCTTGCTGTCTTGAACCAATTCAGATGATTTAGTAATATTTTTTGGTTCGGTAAACTTAATTTCGTCAAATACTCTTCTGATTTCAATAAGTTGTTTTGGTTCGTCAAAGAGTTTATCTCCGTCTTTTCCTGTAAGTTCAACATGATTTGTTTCTTTCCAACCTGCCTGTGTTTTTAGCCAAAATATCTGTGCTGTTACATTACCCTCTCTGGCTAATTTAAACAAAGATTGTGATATTACTGCATTTGCTTTAGCTTTGCTAGTATCTAATTCATCTCTGTAATGTTTTCTTAATGTGGGTTCTGATATTTTTAGTATTTTAGATACCAATTTTTGTGGCACTCCAGCTATGGTTAATGCTTCTACATTTTTAGCATCTTCATCAGTTTTTTGATATTCTGGTCTACCAGCATTATTTTCCATAATTCTTTTTTTATATACGAAAAAAATTAATTAACCAATCAAAATAAGGGTTTTTAATAGTTTTTAAGGGTAAATATTAGTCTTTTTAACGAAAAAAATAGATGTTCTACTAATGTTCTAAAATAAGGCGCTATTTTACTAGCTTATTTTATCTAATATATTTTAATAATTTCTAATAAAAACTATTTACATCAGTTCAAAATTGTATATAATTTTAGCAAGTTTAAGGTTAGTTTAGACTTTCTAAGATCGGAAAATAAAAAGTCACTCAGTAGTAGTTAGAGATTAGCAACCTTTATACTGGTTTCTACGGATTAGAAGTTCAGCTTCCAATTGTCTAGTAGTAAAGACTTGGTTACTACAAACCCTTTTTATAAGTTATTTTGAAAGGGGTATTTATTTACCCCTATATATATCGTGGCGGATATATACTGATGATAAGCCATAACTTAAAAGGAGAAAAACATGAAAACATCAATAACACTTAATACACAAGACAACATTGCTAAATACCTTTGTATCTGGAATGATGGTGAAATCGTACAAATTCATACAGAAAAAACTTTAAGAGAAGATTACAAAGATAGCAATTTGTTTGATTGCGAAGAAGCTAATGAAACATTGTTTGATGATGGTGATGAATATATGACTTTAGAAGATTATTTAGATACATCAAAATCAGATAAATATGTTGATATTAATTTTAGAGCAGAAAATATGGAAATAAAAAGAATAATCTAAATCGAAACAAGGGGATTTATATTCCCTTGTCTAGTTAGTGTGGTGGCTAACTACTGATGAGAAATACCAATAACTAAAAAGGAGAAACAATGTACACAAAAAAAGAAACAATAACACTAGTATTTGTTTTTTTATTTTTATTGCTTGTTTTAACAAACAAAGGAGTAATATGAAAAAAGACGAGTACATAAATAAAGTTGCTAATGATCTAATCAAAGCAATGAAAACTGCTGGTACAGATTTTATGTTACCTTGGATAAAAACAGGTATGCCTAAAAATCTTGGCAGAATTAAATCTAAAGACCCTTACTATTATGGTATTAATAATTTGGTTCTTTGGATAGAACAAGACAAACAAAAATACTCATCTAATATTTGGGGTACTCTTAAACAGATCACTGATGCTGGTGGTAGAGTAAACAAGGAAGAGATGAGAAAAGGTACACAAGTCGTTCTATGGAAACCTACTACTTATGAAGATAAGTACAAAGTAAATCATGGTGGTAATAAGATTGGTGACAAAAGAATTGTAAATTCAGTAATGATGCGATTTTTTTGGGTTTATAATTTAGACCAAACCAACCTTAAAAACCAAGAGGAGAAGTTAGAAGGTGCTAAAGAGAAAACAGATGTTGAAACTTATGTAAAAAATACAGATGTATCAATACAATATGGTGGAGACAGATGTTTTTATGTACCAAGTAAAGACTATATCCAAATGGTAGAAAAAGGTAAATTCAAGAAAACTGGTGATAGTAATGCTACACAAAATTACTATTCAACACTTTTACATGAATTAACTCACTGGACTGGTCATGAGTCAAGACTAAAAAGAGATATGACAAGTTCATTTGGAACAGATGGATATGCTTTTGAAGAGTTAGTTGCAGAAATGGGTGCCGCTATGCAGTGTTGTATTCTTGGTATTACTAGCAAACCAAAAAAAGAATCAGCACAATATCTAAATAGCTGGATCAAGAATATTGAAAAAGACCCTAAAGCAATATTCAAAGCTGTTGGAAAAGCTGGTAGTGCTGTTAAATACATAGAAAGTCTACAATAAAAAGAACAAAATTAAGCCACAATCTGTAATGGGTTGTGGCTTTTTTTTTATTCTGTTATAAAGTTTCACATGAAATATAAACCTCTACCCTTTTATCTGACTATAAAAGACTCAAAAATACATGGATTAGGATTGTTTGCTTTAGTAAAAATTGACAAGAATCATACTATAGGCATGACACACTTACAAGTAGAAAATGATTTGATTAGAACACCTTTAGGTGGTTTTATAAATCACTCAGAGGAACCAAATTTAGTTAAAAAAGAATTTAACAACAGGTGGTTTGTAAAAACTATTAGAGATATAGAAAAAGGCGAAGAATTAACATTGAAATACGATTGGTATTCAGTTAATTAATATTATGGACAATGTAAAGCTAGAAGATGTTTTACCAAAAACCGAAGATGTTACTTTAACAGATGTAAGTTTGTTAAAACCACACCCTGAAAATTATAAAAAACACCCACAAGATCAATTAGAACATATATCAAAATCTATTCAAGAAAATGGTATTTATAGAAATATTGTTATAAGTAACGATAATGTTATTTTAGCAGGTCATGGAGTATTTGAATCATGTAAAAGACTTGGTTTTGTAAAAGTACCAACATTAAAAATTAATATAAGTTCATCTGATCCAAGAGCAATAAAACTCTTAATATCAGATAACGAAATAGGTCATTTAGCTGAGATAGATCAAATAAAATTATCAGATATGCTTAAAAGTATAAATGATAATAATACATTATTAGGTACTGGTTATGATGATATGATGCTTAGTAATTTATTATTTACGACTAGACCAGAAAGTGAAATAAAGGACTTTGATGCCGCCGCAGAATGGGTTGGTATGCCAGATTATGAACCAAGTACACTTCCTAAAAAAATTATTGTTTCTTTTAAAAATGATCAAGACAGAGAAGCATTTGGTAAAATTTTAAATATTCCATTAACAGAAAAAACAAAGTCTGTTTGGTACCCACATAAAGAGCAAGACGATACAAAAAATGTGGAATTTACTGATGAATAAATCTAAATATCCTATTTATGTAATATCTAAAAATAGAGTAGATGTTTGTTATACTGCTAAATTTTTAATTAAAGATGATATGGATTTTAAATTAGTAGTAGAACCACAAGAAGCACAAAAATATAAAAGTAAATTTGGTGAAAACAGAGTTTTAATTTTACCTTTTTCTAATTTAGGTAAAGGTTCAATACCAGCAAGAAATTGGTGTTGGGAACACGCTAAGAAAAATGGTCATTTTAGACATTGGATATTAGATGATAATATTCATTTTATTTACAGAACATACAAGGGTAAAAGAATTAGATGTAAATCATTACCTGCCTTTAAATGTGTAGAGGATTTTACAGACAGATATGAAAATGTGGCAATAAGTGGTTTAAATTATTCTATGTTTGTGGCAGGTGGAAATCCTGCTTTTTATTTAAACACTCATGTATATTCTTTTTTACTTATAAGAAATGATTTACCTTTTAGATGGAGAGGTAGATATAATGAAGATACAGATTTATGTTTACAAGTTCTTTCTGCTAAGTGGTGTACATTAGCTTTTAATGCCTTTTGCCAAAATAAACAAACTACTGGTACTATGAAAGGTGGAAATGCTGATGAATTATACAAAGGTCACGGCAGACTTTATATGGCAAATGCTTTGAAAAGAATGTGGCCAGGTGTTGTAGATATAACTAGAAAATATAAAAGACCACAACATGTTATTGCACATAGTTGGCGAAAGTTTGATCACCCTCTAATTAAGAAAAAAGACCTTAATATATCATCTGATAAAAATGAGTATGGTCTTAATCTAAAAGCAAAAGATAAAATAAAAAGCCCTGACTTACAAAAAATATACGATACTTGGCATAATTAATTTACTGGTTCTACTTTAGCATTAGGTTTAAATTTATGCTTATGATACTTATTACCTTTACTATCTTCATATTCCTCAAAATGACCAAACTCGCCTCTTTTCTTTAAAACTTCATCATTATAAATTACAGGCGGTATTATTATCTCTTGTGGCTTATTATTAGCTTCATCTTCAAATCTGCGCTGACTTAACCAAGTTGCAACATGCGCTACAAATTGTTTGTCCTTAACTTCGGCGCTATATCTGTTGAATGCTTCGGCGATTTCTTCTGGAGATTGACCCTCACACTCTTTAATAAATTTTTGTTGTGCTAATTTTTTTGACCCTTTTTTTATTCTAATTAAATTCCAAAATTTATTAAAATCGTCAATATATATATTATTAGGTCTAGGTCTAGGTATAGGGGTTAGCGATTTGTTATTAACAGAACCATAACGAATTTCCATACCTAGCTTACCAGCTTCTGATTTTTTCTTATATTTAGCTGTTAAATAATTATATTCTTTAACTAATCTTTTATGAGTATAACCAGTTGAGTTTAACATAAAAAATTCTTTTAAAACCAAATCTACTATTGCTTCACATTCTTCTGATCTGCATTGGCATATTCTGTATGCTTCTTTTTGTTGAAATGGTTTTGTATTCTTAGTCCAATTAAAACAAAGCAATCTGATATAAATACCAATAGCTTCATTAGTTAAATGGACTGTTTCTGCCGCAAATGTATCTGTAAAGAGTTGTAATGCGTGAAATTTATCTACCACCTTATCCATATATCCACCTTTTGTTATATTTTTGTTATTAGTAATATTTGGCTAATATCTTATCCAGTTGCTTTTTTAAACCATTAAAATCGCCTTTTAAGATATAATGTGGTGTTTCTAAAATCTGACTTTGTAGATACCATAGTTTTTGACTACTAGATAATGTACCTGACCCTGTTTTAAGTTCTATATATACGATTTTACCTTTTCTAAACTCTAAAATAATATCAGGGCAACCAGCTTTTAAACCCATATTAGAAAGTAATAATTTTTGCCTTTTGCTTCTAATACCTTGATTTGGTACATGAAAAAAACGCATTTTACTTAATTTTTTAGATTTAAGGTAAGATATTAATTTAATTTGTAATTGATACTCTTTCACTTTCTAAGTTCTTTAATTGTTCTTTGTACCTTTTTTACATAGTCTTTATCGGTAGCAAATTTAGATATGTATTGAGTAAGTGATAAAACATTTACATAATTATTATCTAGCATTTTTTTACGCATTTTTCTAAATTCTTTAAATGCTGATGAATTATTAAGTATTTTTATGTAATATCTAACGCAAGAACACTTTGATTTAAAAACCTTTATACCAAATGTTTGATCATTAGTATCAAATGGCTTGATATGTTTTTCATTTAAATTCCAAGTTCTTATACCAAACAAGTTATTACCCTGCTTTGCAAATCTAGATTTACCATAATTTGACTCTAAAACTGCTTGTGCAATAATAAGTTCTGTTGGTATTCTTTCATATTTATGTAAACCAAGATTTATAAAATTTATACAATTTTTAATAGCAGAAATAAATTGTTCATTGGTTTCATAAGCAAACTCAGGTTCAAATAAAGCGATTTCTTTAGCTTCTTCTATGTATTTGGTTTCTAAATTATATTCTATTTCTCTTACTTTTAAAAAGTTTGGGTAAAAAGTACCTGCTAAAAATACAACTATTAATAATATTATATAAAATAGACTACCAGTCAAAGTGGTTTTTAAATTTTTCATAAATGGCTTTCCTTATGTTTTTATCAGGGGAAGAAGCACAAAGACCAAGTGCCTTTGCTATTGGATTTATCTGATATAAGTGCCAAAACATTCTTTCATTCATGCCGTGTTGCTCTTGATGATGTTCTATACAGAGTGGTACTACAAAACTATCGCAAGGTTTCATGCCAATACCAGCACCAGCATAACGAATATGTGCTGATTGTACATCTGTTCTAGAGCAGATTGTACAAGGGTGTTCTGAAACAAATTTTAAGTGTATTTTACTCTTTATCTGTTTTGTCTTTTGATAAATCATGCATATCTATAACAGATAAGTCACGAAGTTTATAGATTATTTCCTGTTTTCCACCCTCGTTTTTACGAGTCTTTTCAGTATCTATAATTAGTCCTTGAAGTTTAAGTTCTGTAGTTCTTGGTCGTATAGTAAGTAAATTTTTATTTAGTCTATTAGCAAGTTCAGAAGTAGTAAGACCTTTTGGATAAACTTTTTCAAGTTCTAGTAGAACCATTTTATGTAATCTTCCTAATTGTTTATTTATATCATCTGCCGCTTTTATAGAGGTTCTTACTTTTCTATGCCCTGCTTTATATGGATATTTATCAAAATCAAATTCACCCTGCATATTTTTTAACATATCTCCTTTTCCATCTGTTTCTTGATTTAAAAACTTTATCTTGAATATAACCAGCTTCTTCGAGATATTTACCATTTTCTTTCTTTAGAATATAAGTCCACATATATTTAATATTATTAAAATATCTTTTTGTAAAAAAATCAACATAATGCATAACCATACTTGGAAATTTATAAGCAGTTATATAATTATAATCTATAGGTATTTGACCAGTTCCGCATTTTTGTATAACTACTACTGGTAATTTTCTTAAAGAAGGTGCATCTTTTCTAGGTTGATTATCTTCTCTAGGATACCACCTTTTTAATTTAAAATGATTAAAATCTTTATGAAAGCAAACTCTCCTTACTTCTAAAATTAAATTTCTATCTTTACCTTTTGGTCTACCGCATGGTTCTCCAACAATAACAACACCTACTAAAGAATTACCACCTAAATCACCTTTACTCTCTACATCTGCCCATATTCCAAAACAAAAAGTAATTTGCATATGGGGTACTGGTTTATTGTGTCTATGATGTTCTTTTACAAAAGCATTAGCATCATCTTTATGTAATCTTTGAATAGTAATCATATTTTTTTTAACCTTGTAATTATTTGCGAACCATCATCTAATATTTCATCTTTAGGTACAAAACTCATAAGCATTCTATCCCTTAACTTCCAAGCATCTGATTTAAAAGGTAAGTTCATGTGGCAATCCCATTCTCTCCATACAAATTTTTTACCATTTTCATCAATAAAAGTTAATCTATACTCATTAGGTTCTATATTCTTGTGTGACCAAGAATGTTGTACCCTTGATATATATCTTACTTTTTTTTCTATAGTCTTTTTCATATACTCTCCTATTTAGTTATACTGCCTTTTTTATAATATTTTCTAATAGATGTAAATAGTAATTATTAGCTAGTATTTACTTGCTTTTTAGACTCATTCTAAACAATACTCTTTATATTATACACTAATAATAACTAATAATATCTATTTACAAATATCACAAAATAGTTTAAAACCGAATCATTAACAAAAAAAGGAGTAAATATGAGAAGAATAAATATAAAAATAGACGATAAGATACATACTAAATCTTTTCTAGATGTTGATGAATTAGAACAATATCTATATGATGATTTAGGTTTTAGATGGGATCCAAAAACTATTGCTGATAAGATTTGGAATTTAAATGTTGGTTCTAGATTTGATTGGGACGGTTATAGGTTCTCAATAAACTCTAAAAGACGAGTAGCTAATCAGTTATATGATGGTACAATTATAGGAGTAACTAATGATAACAACTAGAATACTTGGTAAAAAAGTAACTGGAAAAAATATGTACCAATGTTTAGTAAAAGCATTAGGTTTTTTTCCTAAAGTAGATAAAACAACAACTATTACTGATATTGAGAAACAAGTAAAACCTAAAGTTGTAAATTATTTGGGTTTACATGTAGATCAATTTTTAATAGAAAAAGCAAATAACAAAAATAGGAGTTAAAATGACAGAGTTCGTTAATCACTTAATAGACAGAGAACCAATGCTAGATGAAAAAGATGTTGGTAAAAAAGAATATATTGTAAAACAAGATATAGTCATATCTGTACAATATAAAATTCTAGCAGAAGATAAAGATGAAGCATACGAAAAAATGTTAAATGAATATATGTTTGATCTTGGTGTATCTGAAAGAGATGATAACAAAGATAATGTTTATGACTTTCAAACTAAAACTCACGGAGCACAACAAAGAAAAGAGTTTTGGACAGATAAACTATTATCAGACATAGAAAAAACAGGAAAAGATGTAAAGAAAATCTATAGTGAAGAAAAAGAAATAGATGGTGAACCTAATCCTGATTATGATGAGAAAGATTTTGAATTAAAGGTAACTGATGTACCTTGGTAATTATGAGTTTCTACCTAGCGGTAGAAAAAACTATGGTTAATTCCATAGCAATGTTAAGGGCGGTGAAAACCTCCCTAGGTTGGTCTTTGACTTGACAAGGTTGATCGCCCTTGACTAAAAAGGAAAAGTATGACAAATAAATATATAGGTGAGAAAAATCCACCAGTTTTTATGTATAGGTGGAATTGGGTATCTGTAAAGACCCAATGGTATTTCAGATATAGCAATCCCTTGCTATCTCCTTACCATGTTAGTTCCACCTATCTTAATATTTTCTATTTACTTTTAATAAAAATTATTATAGCTTTACGACTAATGAAAAAGGAGAAATATGCAAACTAGAAAAGAAAAAGTCAAAACTAAAATGATTCAGATACCTGTGTCATTATCAGTTTATGACCAAGTTAGAAAAAAAGCAGAAGCCGAGAAAAGAACGGTACCTGCACAATGTAAAGTTTGGTTGGCACCTTACTTAAAGGATAAATAATGGAAACTTTGATAATTTTATTTGTACTTGTTCTTGTAATCTATTTATTAAGTAAAAATTCTAAAAGTATTACAGATGAAGCTAACCTAACAAGAGCAAGACAAACAGCAGATTATCAGAATTTATATGACAATATTTATAAGTTTAATGAACACTATAAAGAGTTTGATAAACTTATGAGATTATTAAGAAAA